ATGTCTCTATCCAAAACTCGAAAAGGCTCCACAATAAATAATATAGTGGATTACACCCTCCCCAAACTACACACCGGTAAAAATTGGTATGTCGACTTTACTTGTTTTGATCCCGCAGATGGAAAGATGCGGCGAAAAAAATACATGCTGGACTCTATCTCCAAGATTTCAGAGCGCAAAAAAAGAGGTGCTGAAATCATCGCTAATGCCACATCACGCCTACGAAGCGGATGGAATCCATGGATTGAAGCATCAACAGAACGTCAATATGCCAAATTCTCAGAAGTTACCTCTTTATACATAAGGTATATCGAGAAACTCACAAGTAACAACACGCTGAAAAAGAAAACAGCCTACGACTATCAATCGAGAATGAACATGTTGCTCGAATACAACTCTACCAGAAGCAACCCTATCACCTACATATACCAGTTCGACCAATGTTATATCAGTGATTTTTTAGACTATATATTATTAGACCGGGATTCAACAGCCAGAACCAGAAACAATTATCGTACATGGCTGTCCGCATTCTGCACCTGGCTACAAGAAAAGAAATACATAGATCACAATCCAACGGAACGAATAAAGGCATTAGTAGAAGGAGAGAAACGCCGTTCCGCCTTAACCGCACCTGATTTAACAAGATTAAAAGAATATCTCGGTGAAACGAATCGGCATTTCTTACTTGCCTGTATGATGGAGTATTATACTTTTATCCGGCCGGACGAATTAAGCAATGTGCGCCTGAGCGACATAAACATTAAGGAACAAAAGGTATTTATATCTTCAACCATCAGTAAGAACCGACGTGATGGCATGGTTGGCCTCAATGATGCTGTCATAAAAATCATGATAGAACTTGAGGTTTTTGAAAATCCATCTCATTTTTATCTATTTGGAAAACAGTTCAAGCCTAATGCCACCAAAGCGGATTCCCGCATATTCAGAGAATATTTTAATAAAGTACGCGCATTCTTAAAGTGGCCAAACAGCTATCAATTTTATAGCTTAAAAGATACCGGCATTCGCGATTTGGCTAACTCTGAAGGCATAGTCGTTGCGCGCGATCAAGCAAGACACAGCGATGTTGCTACAACAAACAGGTATTTAAAAGGAGATTCTTTAGCCGTACACGAGGAAACAAAACATTTTAAAGGCGGATTATAAAGAAAGCCCCTATCCTCACGGACAAGAGCCTCCAAAAAAAATGTAAAAAAAATGTTTCGTTTATATTTTATGTCTTCTCGTACAGTACCCAATATGGCTGTCCTGCCAAATATTCCACACGATAGCCAGCATCACTGAGTTGTTTGGCCAATTCCGCCGGACGGACAGCAATGATATTGGATATATCGTACACTAATTCCGCAGAAGTCTTGTAACACTTCTGCGAGGTATCACCAATAGGCGAATAGTTATGGCCGATAAATTCGGCTATAGCTTTCTGCCGTTCTGCCTGTTCTCTCTTCAGTTCATCTTCTTCGGGATCCTGAGCATCATCATTGTATGCCCGAAAGCCTATTTTTCTACGATTATTCATGGCTGCTCTCCTCCTCTTTTAAGAAATTGGTAAGGAACTGGTTAAACCGCATCAGTTCTTCATAACTTATCTCATTAATCTCACCATCACAATTACGAGCATAAACGTGATATCTAACATTCTTAGTGCCTTCGCTACCTGTATCTACAGTTTTGGTGATAAAGAACTCATCATTCATACTCACCTCCTTTCTGCTCCAGTACATTAGCCTTCTCGCTAAATTGATAAACGGAACGAACCTTGCAAATATCGAGAAAGAACACAAGATCCGGACATCCGCCACTTATAACACGAGCCTCTATACGTATGGTACGGCTGCCATCCAGAGGACCGGCAGAATATTGTATGCGTTTCAGTTTGGGATGATCCGCATTGATTCGGTTAATTACGTCACATAATTCATGCTTGAGCGCATCCAGGGAAAGTTCATCCTTGATAAGAACATACTCGTACTTATTCACGTAATCGATCACCTTTTTCCATGCCCGGTTCTTCGGAGCGTATGTCTGTAAATGGTAAACAAAGAACATCATGCTTTGCCTCCTTTCTCATTAAAGGTGATGTTGACTGTTCCACCATTGACATAGATGGAAATGGATTTCTCACTTTGTGTTGCACGGATCCGTTTACGTCCGGCGCACAATTCAATGCCCAGCTGAGCAAATGCTTGCTGGATCTTCTCCGCGGATACATAGCGTTCGTGGGCGCTTTGATTCTGTTTTTTCATTTTTTGTTACGCATTAAAATGAAACAATATGTTGTTGGTTAATAGAGACGGGAAGGGAACTAAAAAAGTTCCGCTTTCCCGTTGCGTAACACCTGATACAGGCTGGGAGGTCATTAAACTCTCCACACGGGGGTCGGAACTATATATAAAGCCAATAGGCATAAAAAATGCCAACGGCTAAAGTTGGCGAACTATCTCGCCTGTATCAAATGTTACGCACTGCAAAGATGCAGGTTTCTTTTGAAACAGCAAAAGAAAAGCGGAGATTTTTTATTTGAAGAACTATTTCGTAGCTATGTACGAAAAAAGCGGAGTCTACCAGCTCCGCTTCCATATCTTTTCATAAAGTTAGTATTGCTCATAAAGAAATTAAGCTGTTCTACTATTCGATTAATTTCTTTATAAAATTGAAATTTATGTCAATCCTTTTTTTTGATAGCCATACCTGTAATTATAATTTTATTAGAATAATTGCTGACTTTTAGATTAATAATCCCATTGGCTCCCACAGCTTTTAGCTTATCCGCTATATTGACATAGGTATTTTGGAGATTAGGTTTCTGATAAATATGTTTCCGACCGGAATTTATATAGTAGTTCTCTTTAGGATCCGTAGATTTGGGCTTTCCATCTTTTGGTACCCACCCACCAACTTCTTCAGCATAAATACTACCTATCGCTTCGTAGTCGAAACTTACAGAATTAGATTCTGTTACAAAATACCCTTGTTGCGTCAACATAGAATAGTCAATCATAAAAACCTCTGATTTAGGTGCCGGTAAATTACTTACACTACAAGCTGATAGAGCTAAAATAGAAAACAATAAACATGAAATCTTCTTTTCCATAATATTAAAATGTTAATTAATTGCCTGCAAAAAATCAATTCCTTATGCCGTGCGCCCACCAGAACCACCCGGAACCCGATTGAGTACGGGTTACACGACATAAGGAATTGAAACGTTTGGTTTAATTGGGCACTGCAAAGGTCGAAATAAGTTACCAAACGACAAAAAAAGCGGAGATTTTTTATTTCTCCGCTCCTTCAGTACTTTTTCAATCAAACAGCTGTGGTTCGTTTTTCAGCCTCTCTTCGCGAAGTTTCTCCAACTTCTTGCGTTTTTCGTTGATGGTCTGCTTCAACTGCTGCTGTTGCTGGTTCAGATCGGCCAGTTCCTCTAACAGGGATATTTCTACCCGATTCTGCTCTATCTGTCTCTTTTGTGTTCCGAAGAAGTGACTGTATAGGGCATCATAACATTTGCGTCGGTAAATACGTACAGCTTCCTGCGCTTCGGGTTTCACGTTCTTGGGGTTGATGGTGAACATCCAACCGAAGATATAACGGATGGGAAGGCAGAGCATTTCGCGCTCTTTCCCATCGGCTCCAACCGCGGGCGTCAGGGCGGCAGTTGAATTCAAATCTTCGTCCTCTTGAATCTTTCTACGCTGTCTTTCCACATCAATCCCCAACGCCTCGCAAATAGGCCGGATTGGTACCAATTGTTCGTCACTTGTGGCAATAATGTCCACGTTATTCACTCTTGTAATGATTTTTGTTTCCATAATCTTGTTGTTTATATGATTTGTTTTCATTTTCAAAGACAAATATATTTTATAATTATTTGATAACCAAATAATTATAAAATATTTAACCATAATTTAACACAACAAATACAATAAACACAAACGGACGAAACCAGTTATAGGTTCCACCCGTTTGTTTCAGGCCATCTAAAATACGATGTCTATATCGGATATAGGTGATGGTTGTGTATGGATAGGAGAAAAAAAAGCGGAGATTTTTTATTTCTCCGCTTCAACTTCAATTATTTATAATAATTTTGCAAAAAACAATGCTGTTATGTATTTTATAGATGATGATATTTCTGTTATAATCAAAGAAGTTATGTCTTTAAGAAAAGACATAACCCGGGTTAAAAAACAGCTCGTAGCCATTCCCATAGCTTTATTAGTTGGTCTTTTGTTAGGGTTCTTATTATAAAAAGAGTAGCACACCTTACAAGAAGATGCGCTACTCATGCCTTTAAAATCGCGATGTTTGACTGATGAAAATACTAAAGGCACTATGTAAGTCATGTAAAACAATTGGCATCATTAGATGCCACAAAAATATAAAATTGAAATTAATATCCCAAAGAAAGCCTGTTCCTCTCCACCCCAATTCACGATAAATACATAAAAAAAACGAAATACATAAACTTTTCTTTATGGAATTTGCACATAAATAAAACTTTATGTATATTTGCATTGTCATTAAAACGAAGAGATATGGAAAAAGAAACCAAAATGCAACTGGTTGCAAAACTTACCCAGTTAAAATTGTTATCTAAAATGTATGAACACACTTTCAAGAATGCAGGGAACCAAATGAGTACACAGAAAATGAATGAACTCCTGGATGCCAAACTTGAAACAGACAAACAGATAGCACTTTTGGAAAAAGTTCTAAATGAATTGGAAAAATGAAGTTAAACAAGCTCCCCACATGGGGAGCATAAAACAATACGATTATGGCACTTAAAGATGATTTAAAGAAATTGCATGAAATCGCTCACTCCGGTGCACCGGATGCCATGGAGAAATATGTTGCGCTCTCTGACGAGATAACCAGCAAGTACACGGATCAGAAAGATGTCGATGCAATAGCCGATTTTTTAATCAATGGCTACAAGGAAATTGCATCAGAGGCGGAAGAACAGATCAATTATGTTACATTAAAACAGCAAATAGCCCCTTATACAGAAATTATTCCGTTAGGCTACATTGCTAAAAAATATTTCGGTAAAAGTACAGCATGGCTCAGCCAGCGTATCAACGGAAGTAAAGTAAGAGGCAAAGTTTATACACTTAGCAAAAAAGACCTGGAAACATTTAATTTTGCTCTTCAGGACATCAGCAAACAATTAGGTTCACTCTCCATATCTTGAGAGACGTTTTATTGACACTTATCCCCGTAGTATGAACCGCTACGGGGATTTTTATTCTACCCTGTAAAAAGTCCCCTTCAGCACCCTATTTAACCCATCCGCATCTATTTCCGCCTCAATCTTCTCGCACAAATATTGCTTATTACCAATAAGAAATACCTTGTTAACATCCGGCAAACGGTTAGCCTGGAAATTGATAGTATAGGGAATATTGGAATGAAACATCTTCAGAACAGAAAGCCGATGACCTATGCTGTCCGGACAAACGTCATTCAGACTGAGCGAATACGGAAGAAAATCAGTGAGCTGCGCAGCAGTTTTCTGCTGGTAGTCGGTAAACGGATAAGCATGACTGTAAGGTTTGGTTTGTCCGTTAGAGGTCACGTTCTGCCGATTGAACTTTCCGGTATTGAAAGCTATCTCCATACGATCATTCTTTTGCTGTTTTTCCGGTAACTCAACATCACCGCTGATGGCTTCTTGGATATTGAAAGCTTCACCCTGAGGACTGATTATCCAATCCGGATTATAATTTTTGCGGTAATAGCTGATTAAGGGAATATTCAAAACTAAGCTGGTGTCAGTTCTCACCACATCGAAATTATGTTCCAGCCGTTTCCATGTACCACGATCATATTGTACAATCTTGGCAGGGACTATCTTCAGCTCGGCATCCGTATCATAAGATTCCGGATCACGGATAAGGTCAGCATATAGATTGACTTCACGCAGTGTGTCTGTCTCATTCTCATTGTAGTTGATGTAGTAACGTTTACCTACGACAAATATCACCCTTTTCCGTTCTTCATTATTCATACTGTCGTAAGCATTTTTCATATCCTGATAGTTGGCATATTCAGCCTTTTTAGCAGCCTTCAGCAGATACCGATCCAGTCGGAAGTAGCCGTCATCTGAAGTGGAGGGAAGATCATAACCGACATTGCCAGAGGTTACATCCTTATCGTTCTTCTCCTCGTCCACTTCGACCGCATATTCACGCAACAATGCAGCGTGATCAATGATCTCTTTATCGGGATTGGAGAAATAATTATTCAGTTCAACAAAGCGTACTACTTTGGCATGTTCGTCTACAACGGTAATGACACCCAGGAATTTCTCCAATTCATCAAAGAACTCGGAAACTGTCCAGTGTGGCAATGCTGTTTCAATGCGGAATGAGTTTACCGCACTGCATATATAGATATTCCGCAAGAAGCTGTTATCAAAGAAAGTAGTATCAAAGGTATATCCGAAATATTCAACCAGTTTTTTGATGACCGTAAGCAGGTAGGGTTGGAAACTTCCTACAAACATGTTAGAGCCGGGATTAAAGTTGGTTGTTCCCTCTTCATATGTAACTCTATTGACCAAATTCTCCTCTTTTGTTTCTTGATAAAATACCGGGAGAAAAACCCCATCCACTTCATCTACCGAGCCGTAGGCTGCCTTCATTTCTGATTCCGGTAAGAAGAATTGAAAGATTCCCGGCTGCGGAGGCATATAAGGACCTCCCAGCTCTAACTCATCAATATAGATATCATCATTCGTAAGAAGATTAAACTCCGCATTACCAGATACCAGCTGCACTTTAACCAATGTGTCCTCTACCGACAATAAAACTGCGCTGCCATAAAGCAGGCACCTGGCATCCACAATGAGCATGGCGGGAAGTATGGTCTTTTTCTTTGTTACATCCATCCGGTTAATATGTCCGAATATGGCATGATTAGCCGGCATAGGAAGTTCTATATCCAACGAATAATTGGAACTACGGGTGAAATATGGATTTTCGGAAGTGAATGTAAAGTTGAATCCTTCAGGAAGGGCGGCCAACTGTCCGTCAATGTATAATTCGGTCATTGCTTGTTACGTGATTTGTTATTCTCTAATTTTTTATAATCTCGTTGAGCCTGATTGATACCCCGTTTACCGGTAACATAAGTCTCCGCTACTAACGGATCATCCAGACGATTTTTAAGTTTACGTAGCGCACGGGTACATTCAACGAGCATCGCCACCATAGCCGGATCATTGGTGGTGGTTGTGGCACTGGCTCCGGGTGCCTTAGCTGGAACGGTATGCGTATTCTTTCCGGATCCTGCCACGGCTGCGATATCTTCAGCTGTTAAGTTACCAACATTTCCGGTACGTTGTGCCACATCAATAACATCGAATATCGGCCGCAAATTCGGATTGGCCACCGCAAAACGGTTGGCTACAAATTCATCAGAATGAACAATACCCTGCGGTTGATCCCAGGCTCCATGTCCCGTGTAACCTCCGGTGTAAAAATTGCCAACCACGCCTTTAACCACTGCAAAGGATGCCTTGATAGCCGCTATTTGCAAGGCAGCTTTTGCTGCACCAATAAATGATAAAGGGGCTGTTGCTGCCAGATTCTTAACCATTACTTCCAAACAGGAAATTTCAATGACACGCTCCAGAGCATCCAATGCCATCAGAATTGTTTCTTTCAAGAAGTCTTTTAATGACAACTCACCGGTAGCGATCATCTGACCGATGGTTTCACCAAAATCAGCAGCAATACTTTCTACTATGGATACATATTGTTTGTGCATCTCCATCGTTTTCTCATACTTTTCTTTCTCGGCATCTGTTTTTGCTTCGGCCTGCTCTTTATCTATTTCTGTCCGCTGTTCCTCTGTCAATTGATAGTTATCAAGTAAATCCTCCCAGTAACGTTGTCTGATGCCGTTAACCTCTTTTGCAAATTCTTCTTCTGAAGTGAGATTTCTATAATGGTTTGCAGTAGCTTCCTCCAATTCTATACGTAATTGCTTCTGACGTATGGAAAGACGTTCTTTAGCTGTTTTGTCTGCGGCTTTTTGCCGTTCTTTTTCAGCTTTTTCATCCAGTTTTTTACATTCTTCATTAAATTTAATCTGAGCCTCCAGCATTTTAACCTGTAACTTTTCTCGTTCATGAGGTTCCAGTCCAACTATTTTTAGTTTTTCATCCAACGTCTTTTTCTCCAGGTCTATTTGCAAGGCAGTATATTCTTCATTGGTTTTAATCTCACCCTCTAAATACAGTTTTTGCAGATGGGTCATCTGTTGCATGTGTTTCGTCTCCAGATCCTCCAGTTCCTTACTCACGCGTTTCTTGCGTTCTTCTTCTGATTCGGTACCTCCACTACCGCCATTAGTGACAGGGGACAAAGGATCCGGAGTAACAGTCTTGTACTTGTCGTTGATAGCGAGTAATTGGGCTGTATAGTCCTGCATCATCTGCTCGTAGTAACGCACATTGCCATCAAGACGTTTTTTCTGTGTTGCCCATACTTTATACGCAGTAGGTGATACCCCGTTAGATGCAGCCAGTTCCTCAACAGACTTTCCCATATTAACAGGATCATTTATCTCCCATTCAAGATTCTTAAACTTCATGGCATCCGGACCGTTCTCGTGTACCCATTCGCTACGTTGGCTCAGCGCTTCCTGTAATTTAGAGTTTGCCATCTGTTGTTTAGCTGTCAGAAGGAGCTTCTCTACATAACCATCCAAAGCCTGAGAGTTGTTGTTGATAAGCGTCCCTTCTTTAGTCAGTGAAGCATGATATTCCGGAACAATGGACTGAATTTCTTCTAATGCAGCCTTTCGTTTTGCATATGGTTCTTTAGAATCCTCAAGCACCTTCCGTAAGGCATCCAGTTTATTCTTTTCTTCGCTGATGCTTTTTTCGGCCTCCCTATTCATATCCACTAACTCTTTTTGCCTACGTGCAGCTACAGAAGTGCGTTGGGCATAAATATACAGTCCGGTCGCTGCGGCTGCAACGACTGTGGCTATGGCTACAAAAGGATTTAATCCCAATACTGCCCATGCCGCCCGTATTGCTTTAGTTGCGGCAGAAAAACGAAAGGTTAAAGTCTCCATTGCTGCCCGAAAAACAAGTGTGCTTGCTGCCACTGTCCGAGTTATGATATTATGAGAACGCATTTGTAGTATCAGCCTGGCTATGGCCTTATAGTCTCCTGCCAGTGCATCATTCAGGGCAATGGTAGCTATCCGGTATGCGGTTTGTATGGTGATTCCTCCCCGAAGAATCGCATTGTAAGTAGTATGATAAAGAGAGATTAGTTTTAGAGTGGCATAATAGGTTGCCAATGGGATAATGAAGGCTATTATCGTTGTGCCCCATTTTTGGAACCAATCAATCAGTCCAGGCAAAATTTTAATAACATAAGTCAGCATATTAGTGCTGACCGCCAAAGCCGGATTTAGCTTTTCACCCAAATCAATAGCCGCCAATTTCATTTTATTACGCGCCTGTTCTAATCTAGCCTGCGCAGTATCACTATTAATAGCTGCCTGTTCATACGCCACATTCGTACCGGTAACGGCAGCTGTGAAGTCCTTCACCATCTCCGTGTTCTGAAGGATTACGGATGCCGTGTTATAACCTTCTTCCCCGAACATCTTTTTAATGGCGCCTGCATCCATGTTCTTATTCTTCAGGTTCTCCAGTGCCTTATCCAAGCCAACGATTTTAGGATTGGTTTCATCCGCTCCGGTCTGAAGTACCAGGAAGAACTTTTTCAATCCCGTTCCGGCCACTTCATCTTTTATCCCTCGATAGGCAAGCGTTTCAATCAAAGCAACTGTCTGTTCAATGGGAACATTAGCTGAAGCTGCTGCTGTACCTGCATTCCGGATTGCCTTTGCCTGGCTTGCGATATTGGCGGATCCGGCTTGAGAACCGGCAGCCAACACATTGGCAAAACGCCCTGCCTGGTCAGCTGCTTCGCCGTATTGGTTGAGCGACAAAGTAAGCGAATCAACCGCCTCATTGAGGGTGATATCCTTAGCCGCCGCCTGTAACCGCATCGCTTCTTCTGTTACAGCCTTGAGTGCCTCCTTATCACCAAGCAATTCAGGCTTGGCCGAACCCACCAACATGAAAGCGTCCAGTATCTCAGCAGCCGACTGGCGGACACGTAGCCCCTCTTTTGTCATGGTAGTGGAAAGCGTCTTAGCCTGTTCGGTCAGCCAGGCAATGTTATCATCATCAAGTCCGGTCAAAGCTTTTAGCCCGGCTTGTGACTCTTCTAACTTGTTGCGTTCATCTCTGATGGTGCGTAATGCAAGAGTTACACCGGTCAGAAAACCGATCACAGACAAGATAACCCCACCGAATCGGTTAAACCAATCTACCATGCTGCCGATACTGACAGTCGCTTTCTTGGTCTCGGTAGTGATACCTTTGATCTCCTGGCGATGCTGTTTGAGTATGCCTTGAAGATGCTTTATCTTCGCCATGGTGCGGTTGTATTCTTCGGAACCACGTGTCATTTCCTTAATGTCACGCTGGAGACGCTTCATTTCCAAATCAATGGAATTTATGTCATTCTTGATCTCTTTTCCGTCAATATAGAGATACACACCTCTCTTGACAGTTTTGTTATTTTTTGCCATAACGTTTCTCGATTGTTATTTTATCAAACTTCTGAAGTACTTTTTTGAGTGCCTGGTCTCCGTAATATTCTCCGGAAAGGTCGGCCAATGATTCTATATTTTCTACAATGGGCGGATCCAACCAAGGTAATGGAGTACGGCGGATAACCGCATAGTGTTCGTCAATTGTGCGCATACGCCTGATGCGGTATTCTGAAACACGCAATGAGCGAAGCTCCTGACGCTTCTTTTTGTCACTCCATGCCGAATGACCTTTCATAATGATACCATCTTTAACAATGTATCCACGTCCGGCACCGTATTCTCGATATGCTCCATAACGTTCAAAGCGAAAGCCAAGCCCTACATAAGCCGGTCCACCTTCACGATCATTTAGCAAACGTGCTTGTAGTCCACTACGAAGTTTGCCTGAAGCATGAGTACGTTGTAGGATATTTATAGATATTCCCCGAACTTTATGAGTCCAACTTTCCACCCCCTTATTATATTCAGCGGGACTCATTAACCTGTTTTCTTCAATGATAGCCATAAAAAAAGCCTTTAGTTTCAGGTACAAAACTAAAGGCTGAAAAGAGTGGGAAAAAGGACAAGAAATTAGCGAACGGAGAACTTGAAATCATTGATTCGGTTCAACCATCCTTTCCGGAACACAAGCTGCGACGGATTCTTTTTACAGATTTCTTCAACAAACCGGATCCGGTCCGCCTTGACAGCTTCAAACAACTGGCGCTGGTTGGCCAGATTAATACTGGCAACCGTCTGAGGTCCTACAATACCATCCACCTTAATCTGTAGGAGTTGCTGTACTCTTGTGATTCCAGGACGTCCGGAAGCCCATACCCAGTCCACACAAATGTTGGCAATGGACTGGTTATGTATAAAATCAGCCTGATAACGGTCCCAATAATACTTTTTGAAGATATTGAATACATCTTCCGGAGTAATCAATCGTAGATCATCCGCATCGATATCGCCATCACCGTCTTTGTCATAACCGCATGATTTCCATGTAGACAAAGTAATACCCATGTTGGTTTTACCACCTTTGTCATTTTTGTGATCACTCCATCCGCCTTCCCATTTGCGGATGATCTTGAATAAAACTTCTGCTTTTGCCATAATGTATAAATGAATGAAATACAGGCAAAAGTAGCATGTAGCCTATTTATTGTATAGGACACTGTTTATACTTAATCCTTTCAAGATGATTATTCAATGTTACCAAGTGACATTTCAACTTCCGGCAAACAGCAGCCTTCGATTTGCCCTCAGATAGCATCCGGCTAATAAGTTCTGCTTTCTTGTCAAGCTTGTAATGCGTATTCTTTTCACCAGCTTGCCGGCCCAACTTTTTTCCGGAAGCCTTACGCCAAGCAAGTGCCTCTTTGGTTCGTTGGCTGATTAGGTCACGCTCGATCTGAGCGGACAAGCCAAAGGCAAACGCAAGTACCTGGCTATTGATATTGTTGCCAAGCTCGTATCTTTCTTTAACCGTAAGAACGTAAGTCTCTTTAGTCATGCAGAGATTGAGCATCGACATTATACTCATAAGGTTACGACCCAAACGGCTGATCTCAGAGATTACCAAGGTATCACCTTTCTTCATTTTCTTAAGAAGTGGCCCAAGACGACGTTCTTTAGCCGCCTTAGTTCCTGTTACCTGTTCTGATACCCAAGAGTCGATTGCAAGCCCCTTTTCTTTTGCAAAATTCTCAATCTCAAACTTCTGATTTTCTTTTATCTGTTTATCAGTTGAAATGCGGATGTATGCGTAAATCATTTTTTGCCTGTGAAGATAGTGATATCATATAGGGGAAACAAGCAATGATTCAAACGTCCGTTAAAAGTGAATAGATTGTATGAAAGAGAATGAATTGAACAATGGTACAGCTATCAAAGTACGAGGAATAGACGCTAATGGTAATAGTATAATGACAACTCCTAAAGAGGTAGCAAAGTCAGGAGGATGCGGTACATTCTCTATAGCGGAAGTCTTTAATGGTAAGTGGTATAGAATAGCTATAAGTCGTAGATGTTATATGACAAGCTCGGTATTGCTCAATGTTGGAAGCCAATATATAAATAATGCTCCTTGTTCCCAATTATTCTACATTGCGTTGGATGGCTACAGTAAACTACAGAATGTTATTCAATTAGGAGCAGCCGGGAAATGTATTAGTAAAGCACGGTTACTATACAAAAGCTCGACTACAGAAACTGGAATGCTTGACATTTATATCAGTGCAAATGGAAGGAACGGTATAGACTTTGCTTACAGCAATAATATTGGATTTACATTTCAGACACCGGTAGAAGTTTCAGAAGAACCGGATGCGGGATACTATGTCAAGGAATTTACATTTTAAAGAGAGAGCTTCACAGTTACCCTTAATTACTTCATACCTATCGTCCCTCAAAACTGAATAGGTATGAAATTGAATGAAGCCACTCAAGTAAATAGCATCAATAATGAATACATAACTCTAATGGATGCTAACGGTAGCCCGTTGAAGATAAATAAGGCAGACCTTGCAGAAGTAATTCGGGATAATATGCCTGTAGCTACCACAGATAAAAACGGTTTATATAGCAAATCGTACATAGCTAAGGCGTTTACAACAAGTAGTGCAAACAGTAAACTCATAAAATTGTTTTCATGCAAAAAGAGTGGATTCTCCGGTAAGATATGCCTATTATTTCGGCGATCTGAATCAGGAGTAATATCAGAGTTTAGTATCTATTCGAACGCCTATCATACCCTTGATAGGATTTCTGATATAGAGATTTATAGACGTGCCGGAAATCATAGTAATATTGCATTTTACCGTGATGAAGAATATGTATATGCGTATATACCATCCAACTATTATTATCTTTATTGTAAACTGGAATTTTTATTTGTTGGAAAACTAATTCTTGAAGTAGCAGAAGTAGATATTAGTACGTTAACGAAAATACCACTCATTGAATAGTACTATAGATATATGTCTAATGAAAGAGCCGGGAGGATATTTATTCCGGCTCTCCATACTGTTAGAATGATGTAACAGGCCTAACTCGGTACTTACCTGTTGTTTTAGTACTGCTCCCGCGAAAACCACTTTGAAAAAATAATGTCCACACGTGCGTAGCCGAGAACTCGGTAGAGGAATGGTAGGGGCCTCTTTCCAATTTTGTAGCACCGTTGATTTTAGCCAATGCCGCATTGATCGCGCTGAACTTTTCGTATATCAGTCCCAGTTCTCCGAGTGACGGCAGCCACCACGAACCAGCGGTCAATCCTCCATTACTATATGTAGCACAATATCCCGGTGCATAACCGTCTCCATCCTCCGCAAAGGCGGATGAAGTCACAATCTTACTGGTGTTACTCTGTCCGGCATAATCTACGTCAGCAGTCGCCTTGGATGTTGTTGTGATCGCACCACCTGCACCGGAGACAGCACTCCAGGGAAGTGAAGATTCGTGGGGTGCAATCAACAACCGTCTACCGGATGATATTATGGCTACACCAACAGCATCCGTCCGGGAGATTGACCACTGTTCCCAGGGAATAAGAATTTTATTCTTATCGCTGTCCAAATATACAATCCAAACCTCACCTTTTATCGCTGGAACAAATGATGCCAAAGCGTTAGCTAAATCTGTTTTTGCTATTTTTAGAGGATTTCCATTGGCATCCATTAGCATTATATACTCATCACTAATACTGTTTATTTGTGCAGCTTCATTCAATTTCATACCTATTCAGTTTTGAGGGACGTATTTTTATCACTGAATTTTACCCTCAAAACTTATGGCATAATTCAAAGTAAAAATACGTGAGTTTATATGTCCGTTAAAACTGAATGGTATGAAATTAAATGAAAGTACACAAGTAAGTAGTATCAATAGTGAATATATCGCCTTAATAGATTCTAATGGTAATCCAGTACGCATAAGCAGAGCTGATCTTGCTGAAGTAATTAGGCTGGTAATGTCAGAAGCTACGAAGGAACGAAAGGGATTGGCATCCGTTGATCTGTTTAAACGAAGTATGCAATCTTATTCAGCAGAAAAATATGTTCACTTATGTAACTTAACAGTTTATTATGCTAATTGCCAATTTCTTATAGCAAGCGGTACCCCTTTGGGAAAGTTACCTCTTGGAATGATATCCTGTCGGAAAGGTTACTTGCCGGAATTAATCAATATACAAGGGGATAATGCTTCTTTTAGGCTATATTACAGAGATGTAAATGGAACACGGGAAGTATGGGGATATGAGACTTCCTCTGGTGGATCGCTCAATTTATCCGTTATTGCTAACCATGGAGGAATCATTAAGTTAGAAACAAATGATGAAGCCCCTGAGGGGCTTATTAGAGCATAGGGGCATTATGCCCCTATACTATTACTCTAACGTGGCTTCAAAACCACCCTCGAAATCTGAATTATCAGCAATTTCCATCTTCATAGTAATGCCATATGTGCTCATCGCAATAACATCAAGGATAGGGGTAAACTGATTACGCTCGGCATATACTTTGCACTTACCATCCGCATCTGTTTTTCCTATAATTTTCATATTATAGCTACCGGCTAATACTTTTACCTTTATGATTGGATCACCTGTATTACCTGATGCACGTGCCATTGTTATAAAATAGAGATTAGGTAGTCCTGTAGTAGTGGCGGATATAGATAGCAACATTGATGCAGTAACAGTTATACTTTGAGTTTCACACAATAACGTACTCGCTCCTTTATTAATGCTGCCAATCATTCCAGAAGGCATTAATCCTTTATCTGTGATGTTAGCTTCGTTCATCACACCGCGAATGACTTCAGCAAGGTTATTCTTACTAATCCGTACTGGTAGACCATTACTATCTGTCAGTAGCACATATTCACTATTAATGCTATTCACAATAGCGGCTTCGCTTAGTTTTCCCATACCTATTCACTTTTAACGGACGTTTATATTATATCAAAAAACGCCCAAATTCGACATTCAATTTATAATCTCGTTTTGTTTAATAATTATACCTTATCAATCAGCATATCAACTATTATAATACACTGAAGTAGCAAGTTCGCAACGGTCATACATATCTTTGCTTGAAACCGTATAGTCGTTAGTGTTGGTAATCCACCACTCGACATAATTAGTACCTAAAAGGCGGCATTTCCGGGCAACGACATTCAACCGGCGCGGGAATGTACCTATCTTCACCTGTTTCACCCTCAAACCATTGTACATAAAAGGATATGAACCGTTTTCACAACTGACATACACACTACCCGGATTCCCATAGAATATCATTTCCGATTCGAAGCCGTCAAGATCAAGCGAATTGGGCAAGGTCATATAGTGCGTTTCATTACCCTCATTCTTGGTAAAAATAAAATTGAGTCCCTGAGTCAGATCGGCTTTAAAGGCTTCCGCAGTATAGTTATTGAGGCTTACTTCACGAAAAACCTTTTGAATACCAACCTTAAATATACCTTTGTCACACACAATAGAACCATCTGAGCCAAAAAGTATATTACCCTTTGCAAAGCTCGCATCACCCGTCCGCCCATTGATCCTACAAATGATATTACCGTCAGCATCCTCAACCTGTACATTCTTTACGACCAAATCGTCAGCATCGATATATTCAGATTTAATCTTCTCACTTAGCAGCAATTTGGTAGCAATAAAAACCCAGTCTATTGCTTTCTCCCAATATCCCAACTGGTTTGCCACCGAGGTTTGGGGATTATTTGATGTTGAAGAAGTGTGAGATTTAAGGCACAGATACAGTAAATCTTTGTATAATACAACATCGTACCATAGCTCACCATCGGCTCCCGACAGATATTGCTTCCCTTCCGCCCAATTTGTCTGACGCATACGAGCGCCACGGTCACCTTTAGCGCCATCATCAGGAGCCGCCGTAACGTTAAAAGTTGATGCTACTATCTGTTTCTTCGCCATAGCAACTCAATATTTAGTTCCTTGTATATAGCCGGTAATGTTACCGCCTGCACTCTTAACGTCAGTATAGGTGATTTTACAGCCGACGGAAGTAGGTGCATTGGCCGGAGTAAAGGCGGCACCGTTAGTCTTTGTGAAAGCAGTTGTAAAGGTAAACCCGCTCACTTCTTCACCTGTTCCCGTTTTCTTGACCTTATACGTCGCTGTAACCTCACTGGTAGCACCGCTGCTGGTAAGCATCGTCGGACCACTGAAATTAATTGCCAGGAAAAGAGGATCAGTTTCATCGCTTACTTCACAGATAGCAGTGGCTACCACTTCACCGCCGATGATATACTCAGCTCTTACACTTAGCTTAGAATCAACATCATCCGCTACCAATGATACACTGTTAGCTGTTGACCATGCTGTGGTTGACGGCATCTTATACCATTTCAAAGAATAATTGCTCTGAGGCACTAACGAACCACCCTTGTAAAGCTCCTGAGTCACTTTAACGGTAGCAGTATCACCATCGATAATACCACCATCGGAAGGATACAAGAAACCGTAATAGGCGGAGTTGCTAAACTCGGAAATTGCAAGCGGTATCTCGGAAGTATAGCCAAGATTATGCCCGGAAGCTTCGATTTCTCCGTCCATGCGGATAGTGTCCGCGTCCATGTTGGAAGCACTGGCAAGATTTCCTACGATCTTCAGAGCCGGTACATTCACAGAACCATTATTGTAAGTAGTGGTCTGCATCTTACCGGCTACCGCAGCCGGGGCGGTAGCCAGGCCGGAAGCATTGAATGTTATAGGAGTATTGTTATAATGCCACTTTTCCGTTCCGGAGACGATAGGTTTGATCACATTCTCATTGCCTGAGCGCATGACCGGATAGATGACGGGCTGGTTGGCCGCCACACTCCAGTCCGGTACACATTTGCCCGTATCCTTCTGGTACATCTGTACAAGCGGCTTCGTCGACCGGATATTACCCTGTGCACTATCGCCGTCAATAATCATACCGATACAAAAAGAACCTGCAACATCACTCATCTTGTGCCTCCTCTCCGTTAATTGGGTTGTCTTCTGCCACAGGTTCCTCAGTATTGTCCGGAACCGGCAAAGAACCCTCAGCAGGTAATTCATTACTTTCTTCATTTAAGACCTCCTCTCCAATTTGATTTCCACCCGCTTCGATCAGCCTGGCAGCTTCCTGTTCAGAAAGAACCTGCCCGGCAATGCCCCTCACATATTCTTCCGGCTCAAACCGTACCATACGCAGGTCGCTTTCGTTAACGATAAAATCACCGTCAGCAGTCCGATGGCGGACATCGATCACACCCGCACGCCGAGCGATATCGGCGGAAACTTTCAAATACTTCATTTCTCTCATACGCATATAAATTAAATTGTTAGCCTCTTGCTATTATTACTTCGTTGCCACCTGTACGGATCGGATCACCACTCTTGGTAGTAAGCACCGTATAAGGACCGATCTCATACACTTCAGGGTAAACCGACATTTGCAAGCCACCGGTCAGGCGTAAGCTGTCGGCTGTAACCGATATCGAACTACCGTGTCCGATTTCCGTAGCTGTCGCACCTGCGGCAGACGACTTTTTAAACCACTTCACAAAAAAGAACTTGTTGATTTGCTCTTCCGTCAGTTCCTCTTTGTTCGTCAGTATCTTCACAAAAAAAGTCATGCCGGTCATTCCCTTACGGATAATATTGCCATTCGGAGTGTAGACAAAAGCCTTAATCGGAGGAATCTTATAGACTATGGCCGTCTCAGCCATCAGGGTATCATCCACAGGTGCCGAAGGCTTGGTGCCGGTATAGTAAGCGGCACGGCAACGGATGATGCTCAGATATGTATTGTCGGCATCAATACGTAGCGTCTTGCTTCCCTGGCCGGATACATACTCAATGTTCAAGTCGGAAGAGTCGATCAAAGTCTCTTCTCCGTTCTCAACCTTATACCACCAATATGCAACGTTGGCATCCGCAACCGTCTCGCTGCCCATTTTTAAAGCGGCAGTGATATCTATGTATTGGTTATCCTTTAGGGGGTTATAGGTTATCTTGGCAGGCTGATTGATACTCAGTGAAAGTTGGTCATCACTCTTCTGGATTGAGTTCAGAGTGAATGTATCATTATACACGAGAGTATTCCCATTTCTGGTATCCACATAAGTAGCCCGGCAAAGTATCTGCACAGGTGAAGAAGGTGACACGTTCTTTTTCACAAGTAGTGTTCCATCGGCATTCAGAGTATAATTACTGTTCCCCGAAGTAATCTGGTTACTCTCACTGTTTTCGTACCAGGTAACGACCAGCTGGCTGCTCTTATCCCCGTTGCTGATAATTCCATCCGGATCGGCAATATTGAGGAACGCCTTCAGTTTCATCGGAGTAATAGTACGATTCGGAATGTACGTATTGGCATTCGTGTAATAAAACTGGGTTTTACTACCTCCACCATCAATAACAATTCCAAAGCTCGCCTTTAGAGGCGTATAACTGGTTCTGATCGGCTGCGGTTGAACCGAGGTTTTAAGTCCTTTCATACATTTATATAATTTTGAATATCAATACTTCCGGCACCATCGCGGAGATATACCGTACAGGTGAATTTCACTTTTCTCGTAGCTCCCCAGTTGCTTGGCATGTCTTCATTAGTCAAATGAAGGATACGCCCGTTATTGGCATGAGCGACCGACCAGGCGTTATCTTCCGTCACCTGACCGCTGTCACGGGTCCATGACCAATCACCAGGCGAGACATCTAATGAGATGTCATTGTAGCCCCAATACAGAATAGGGGTAAATTCCGCATCGACTTTACCGGCAAAGAAGTTATAACCATTATTGGAAGAGAACACAAGGCTCAATTCTGAATTACCTTCAATCATCGCCCAGTCGGTCGCATTCCATTTAGGTTCCTGAGTGGTTCCGGTAGAAAGACACATCCATTTGCAACCAACATGATAGACTGCATCGAATACTTCCTGTGTGGACTGGTAGGGATCGTTCACAGCATCCTCAGCCGACCACGGACCCCGATTATTCTCCGAGCGAACAGGTGCCCCCTGATAGTCTATGCGTAACAAGTCCTGAATAGCAATACCCCGGCAATAGATATAGCTATGCCGATAATTTATAGGCAGGTTGTCAAACAGAGATAATTGCTTCAGCTTGCCTATGATAATGGCATAGTTGTTTTCTTCCAATATAGGTTTCGTAACCCCATCGAGCATGCAGATACATTTCTCACGAGTAGAAAGATACCAGTACGCCTGACGATCTTCATTCACCGGATTACCACGGTGAGAAAGAATCATCAGCGGTTCCGGCGGATAGTTCTTGCCACCCGGCACTTCATCATCCGGGTACATGACGGCAATAATAGTATTGGCCACTGTATTCACGTGAAGAACACGAAGCCATGAAGTATAATAATCTCCGGTGCCTGAAGCAAGATTATTCACTATACCATAAACGACATCATTTTCGTCCAAGTCTGTGAAATCATTCTCCCAGCGTTTACGAAGTGGTAAACGGTAGGTACCGTCTTCCAGTAGTTCGACGCTCTCAATCGTGCCTGACTCGGAAAAAAAATAATCACTCTCCATAGCAGACAAACGGTTGAATATCACTTCCTGAACAATGAGAGCAAAACGAGCTTCCAAAGTATCAGCCTGTACACGGCCATTTTTAAGTAGAATCCCTTTCCCGGCAACTAATGAGTCTATTGTTTCGCCAACTTCGGCACCTCCTAATAATTTCAGCAGGAAAGGAGTTTCGTCAGGCTTGGATTTATGAAGGAAGATTTTATTCAGTTCTTCCAAAGAACACTGTGATAACAGATTCAAAATGCCCACCAAGGTACGTCCAACACGTTCTCCCGTGTTTTCTCCCTCCTGCGTAGCATATCGTACCTGCCGGGCTAATTCTTTAAGTGTTTCAACCGTATCTGCCATATCAGTTGAATGCCTTCCTACAGTTAACAGCCTTATAGGGTTGCGACAAGTGTATTGCCGCGATCACCCCATAAAGCTGGCTATCAATATTCACCACATAATCCGCTTCTACCTCTTCAAGTGAAAAGGCAATCCATTGGCGGTTCTTCCTTTTGTCTTCAAGTACCTGGTTCAGCATCTCATCAAGAATGCGCTCGCACTTATCAAGTGCGGCCTCTATCTGTTCGTAGTCTGAAGTATCGGACACATGTTCCAATACAAAGAGCAGATAATCACGATCCTTCAGGTATGCCCCCGTAGCACCGCCATATCCGAACCCTGAGCCACGGTCCAGAATCACCGCCGGATAGTGGAGCACGCTGTCCAGTGCCGTGTGCTTCTCCCGTTCGGATGAAAGGAAATGTACCTCGTCATTCTCCTTGTGCCGGATATCGACATGGCGTTCGGCCAAATTCTCTATGTACTCTGAAAATGTCATTTCTTCTGTTTTTGAGCGTCACGTATTCTTTTATTGAGCAGGCGGAACGCCGTTGCCACTGGCATCGCCTGGTATTTCTCCATCACCGCCACATCATCACCGACAAAAGCATCAAAGATATCAAGCCAGTTGACCGATGGCGCGGTCGGTTTCTTGTTGTTCTTCTCCGGTTCCGGATCTTCGTTCAACGGAAACAGGAAAGGGAACGCCTTGGAAAGCCACCTTTTGACAAAAACATAGTTCAGAAATATAGCATACTTGACATGCCTGTCTATCTTCGCCACTTCCGACAGCCGTTTTTGCAGTATCAGCGGTTTCTGCCTGCTAAATAAGCCGTTTTTTCCACCTGCCGGTAGGACAATATATTCGTTATCCTTCAGGTACAGCATTGATATGAAAGCATCCAGTGAGGCATCCTTGCCGTCGCGCGCATAGCGGTTGAAAGCGGTGTCCACATGCATGAAGTGCTCGAAACACATCCCCTTCAGGCGTTCACCCGGTGCTTTCAATCCGGACACACCGGAAAGAATAAAGCAGTCCATCCGGACACGACAGTCGCTGATGAACTCTATCAGCTCACTCAGCTTATACCTGTAATAGCTGTCCGCAATGACACCGGAAGGCAAGGGATAGAACTCCTTCAGGAAGGATGATTCATCCATCTCCTGAAGGTAAAACCGTGACACAAGCAGGAACTGCGACGGTGTCAGCTCTTCCCATTTCTGAGGCACCCGGCGTATAACCTCACGCCGGACTCCGAAGCTGCGATATGCAATACGAAGCTCTCTCATACCCAGAATGTACGTTTACGGTCATTGTCCCGGTCGAATATCCTTCGGGGATCACCGGCATAGTAGTCAGCAAAATAACTGCGGGCAATCCGCAGCAATGCAGTCATATACATGTCGGCATCCGCCTTCAGGTTCTGTATCTGTACGGCTATCCGTTTCGTATCGACCGGCTCTTTCTGTTCATTACCCTTTTCACCTGACCGGATTGTAGTGAAATACAGTCCGCGGTCTGTAATGCTGCCCGTCTCCATCAGCAGCCGTCTGACCGCCATTGTCCCGATATAGCGGGAACAAGCCAGGCGCAAACGTTCCACATTCTTCCGCAGCTCTTCATCTTCAGGTGGATTGACCAGCCCGTCAATCAGATGCTCATAGAGCCTGTCACCGATAGCCGGTTGAAGCAGCATTTCCTCCACAAATTTCAGATGCGGCTGTAAACGCAGGAAGATAATCCGGCTGCCGCCAATGAAACAGACATCATTCACATCCGCGGTACTGCGGACAATGGCGGATTTGCGGTCCTGGTAAGCCTGTGAAGTCGCAAATTCCGGATATTCCGCTATATGCGCATACAGGAACTCAAGCAATTCATCCAGCGCATTGAACCCCTTGTTGCGGAAAGACATGCGAAGATTGTCTTCCTGGTATTTATACACCCCTTGAAAGGATTCATTGTCGGACTTCTGCCGTTGAAATCCCGCATCCGTGATCCGGACGCTGATTTCATCGAAATCATTCCAGAACGCCAAGTTCGCATTCGCACGCTGGCAAATCTCAAGCAGCCGGGCATCCAGCTTCTCCCGTTCGGTTGCCCCTTCAGCATTCGGTTCCAACACATCCGGATCCGGACCGAAATTATAAATCTCAACCACTTCGCCCGCCATCGCATCGCCCAATAACGGTACAAGGTATTGTCGGAAGGCACCCCGAAGCGGCGCCTCCATCATGTCAAACGAAATCGCGGTATTCACCTTCATCAGTGCCTTGAGTTCGGCACCCTTGTTCCATTTCTCTGCACTGAATATCATTAGCTCAACGTTTTTTTGGTACCACTACCGGTATCGAGGGTTACTAAGATGGTATTGCGGAAACGCAGCTCACATTCCGGCATACCGTTCATTTTTATGTAGAGTTCAATCGGATCCAGAATATTCTGCCGGTCAATCCAGGCATTGGCAATATTCACAAGGAACGCCTCACGGATATTGGAACCTCCCTGATTACCGGCGTATGTACCACCCGGCATACCAGCACCGAGGACATTGGGATTGACCATAAGGGCGAACAGGATCTCCGAGTTGGCGGCTGCCGATACCGGAAGATTATCGCTTCCCTGGTACTTGTTCTCCAGCGGCTTGATCTTCCATTCCTCTTCAATCCTGCCGTTCATCTCATTGACGGCATAATGTGAGAAGATCGGTTTCTCAGCATTGTCCGGCCCGCAGAGATTCTGTTCTACCGAATCCATATACTTCTGAATGGCCGCTTCGCGTTCTGTGACGGAATAGTCCTTGGAAGGGTATTTCTTCTCCCAATAAGAATACGGTATCTGTACATGCCACTTCCAGGTAATCTGGTTTTTATAGGCTTTCTTGAGGAAATGGGGGATAAGATGGGCAATCTCCACCCATCCACAAACGTATGCCGGCCACCAGACAGGCATGCCGTAAAGATCGTCATTGCTCCAGCTGTCACGCACCGGCAGGATAAAACCGTTCTTCATCTTCCCGGCAAACTTTAACACCTCGGCGTGCATCTGCGGATCGTACTCGGAAAGTACCTCCAGCTTGGTGTACTGCCCCTTGCCCGGATGCTGCGGCCAATATCCGGAAACAATACATTTACATGCTCCGTACTCATCCACTTCGGAATAACGGCGATAAAGCGCATTAACCGGATTGACACCTGCAAAAGAATTGCCGGCTGCCGACGGGACGAACTGGACGGCCCCGTTTCCGAACTTCAGGTAATCCCGCAGCACCTTCTCCATGTAACGCCGGACGTTCCGGGAAGCGACAAAAGCTTGTACCCGGCTATCCGTAACCGGCTTCAGTATCTCGTTACCACCATCATCGTAACCGTTCACCGTACAAGGATAAATGCCCTGCCCAAGTGTCAGGTTACGGAGAAATTTCAAGCCGGTATTAAGCACACTGGTATTTCCGATCTCTTCGGCCGCCTTCTGCGGGAAATCGTTCTCGTCTCCCCACGGGCGTACTTTCACCCCGTCGATATCTATGTAACTGACATTCGACAAGTCGTATGGCGACAGGATCCGGGCACGGTCCTTCATCTCGTTCTGCGGTGCCCCGGTTGTCTCTCCGAATATGTACGTGGACTGCATCAGCAGGGGAATGCCGCTTGAATTAAACAGTATGTTCATCAGAATACGATTTTCATTTTGTTATACTCCAGTATCAGGTCTATATCCACGGGATAGGGATGCCCTTCGGGATTGCCCTTGCAGTCGCAGGGCTGTACCCCCCGAAGCTGGTATTCCTTCATGTTCATGCGTCCGGCACCACAGGCGTATGCCTGCGGGATAAAGTAAACCTTGCCCTCCTTGCTGACGAATTTTATCGAAAAGACGCGCCGGTTCCCGCGTTCATCCCTGCGGATATCCATGTCGGCCAATGCCAAATTTCTGCGTATTGTTTCCATTGTATATTATTTATTCAAATGTCCTGTCAAATGTATAATCGAAAATACCGCCACCAAACGAGTACCTGTCAAATACCTGATGCTTCCGGCTTGCCGGGCAGAAGGTCAGATTCACGTTTACCCGTTGGTTGCCCATTTTCGTATGCGTAAAGTCAATATCTGTGATGATGATCTCCATCGGCAGCGAAGGCGTGTCGTACCATCGCTGTACCGGAGAGGTTAGCATGTCTATCAGGGCCTTGTACTTGTTTTCGTCCAAATACCCGGTGTTGACCGTGCGCAGATCATTGAAAAACGGATTGAATCTCCTTTTCAGCTTCACCATGTCCGCGATATCACCCTCCAGTTCCGGACTATACTGCACCAATCCTGAGAATGATATGGATTCCGGCAGCCCGAATACATTGTAGTAGAGGAACTGGTGCATTTCACGGTGGCTTTTCCGGTCAATGACATACCTTACAAGGTCCGTCAACGTGCCGTCGGTGATACGTGCGTCATACGATAGGATATTGTCAGCCCTGAGACCTGCGAGTTTACCCACCTTGGCCGGACTCATGTTGTATGCCATCATCCGGTTGGCATCGGAGAGTTGCAGTTCAACGGTTTTCTTGACGCTGCTGCCGGACTCCAGATAGATGATATCCAGATACACTTTTGTCTTGTCAGACACGAAGAAGGAAAGGTAATCAATCGTATTCTGCCGGATATGCTTGATTTTATAGCGGGAATAAAATATGAAGCCGGTCAGCGGCTCGAAAGACACGCGGTATCTTGAGTGAAACACATACAGCGTGTAGTCAGCGGTTGCCTCGCTGTCTGAAAGAGACAGTTGTACTGTCATAGGAGCCAATACGATCCGGTCATCACCGCCTCCCAGTTCCGGACGAACGAAATACTCATTGATGATATCACCCGGATCGCAAATGACGACTGCGTTCCCACTGTCCGGATAGTACACTTCAGAAAGCGCTTCCTGTCCGTCAACTGTCATCTTGAAAACCAGTTTTTCGTGTACGTCCGTAATACGGATATCCTCCATATCGGCGGAAAACAGATACGTGTTATTGACCAAATTCGCTACCATCTCCACAGATCTTTAGATACCCCCAACACCAGTGATTTATTGTACAGGTCATAGCCCGCCCTGAACTCCCATGACTTACGCCGATACCCCGCGGACAACACACAGCTGTAACGCCCGGCATCCAATCCCAGAGCCAGGGCATTGCTATAAACGACCGGCTGCCGGTAATCCACCACTACGGTACGGTCAAGCAACGCATTGCGGGATATGATATCTGTCATTTCCACCCGCAGGTATGGGCGTTCAATAATCGTATCGAGATAATGTTTCTCCGAGAAATAATCGGCCAGTATAGCCGCCGTATCTACTTCTGCGGGTACCTCACGGACAATCACCTCCGGTTCAGGAATGACAGGTCGTATCGTGTCATGTTTGACCACCGTTTCCGGAGTGTAAACAATACTCCGGTGGCGAGAACCCAGCCAGTGACCTGCCCAACCGGAAAGAAGTGCTATAAACGCACATAGTAATATGCAACTAACGTTCCGTCTCATCTACCTTTCTTTTAAACTTGTCTGTAACCGTAACCCACAACATGCCCACCTGCTTGATCAGCGTATCTTTAGGTTTACCGTCAATAACTGCCAGGTTCTCCAATATGCTTGTCACATGCTCCACACAGAACCAGGTCATGACGAACACTTTGACAATTGAAAAGAACAGAGTCGCCAGCAGCATGATAAAGCTATCTTCCGCCCCTGCCTTGCTCTCCAGATAGAATGAGTGCGTGATATAAATGATGGTCAGCCATATACACAGTTTGATGATACAGCGTGAGAAACGGAAGGATTCAAATCCTATGCCCTGGATCTTGCTTGCCTTGATACCCGTCCACATCTCGGAAACAATGGCGATCAGCATAGCCATCGCCAGCAGCGGGGTAATACCTATCCATTCACTGACTACCGCAGTGATTGCACTGAAGGAAATAGCCGGCAGTTGCAGGTTATATTTAAAACTGGGTGCCACTGAAAGAAAAAACTCCTTCAGAGAATCATATCCATAGGTACCGACGAACTTGGTAATGAAGCGTATCATATCTTTTTTTGTCACAAAGGTAAAATCATACCATCCGCTTTCATAGGACAAAAAAAGCCCCTCCGTGGTTGAAGGAACGGGAAACATAAAACAAAATACCGCTTTGGGTCCCATTCCGTTTGCGAGCGTGCGAGCAAACGGAATGGGTGCGCCCGCACCCCATCCGTCAAATCATCTCTTCATCACAAAAGCTATAATATCCGTCATTCGTTATAATTACGTGGTCCATCATCCGAATATTGAATAGCGCTGCCGCCTTTTTAAGCTGTTCCGTCAGCCTCTTGTCCTCATTGCTCGGTCGGCTGTTGCCGCTCGGATGATTGTGTACCGCTGCAAACTGCGAAGCTCCCGTATTTATCAACACCTGCATTATCAGCCGTACATCTGCCGAAGTCTGGTCTATACCGCCTACTGAAACCTGTACTTTCTTGATTATTCGGGATGCATTATTAATAGCCACTACCCAAAACTCCTCATTCCGTAAATCACCAATTAACGGCTGCATCAAATCATATACATCCTTGCTCATTCGTATAAGCCTGCGTTCAACCTGTTGAGACTGCTGTCTCTTGTACATCTCCACCGCTGCCACGGCTACTTTCTTACGTCCAGGCGTCAAGGATGCAAACAGCTTGTCGATGTCTATCTCCCCGTTGTTGCGTTCAACGTCTGAAACAATCTGCCTGTTGTTGCTTATCTCGTAAATCAGTTCACTGTCACTCATGTAGCGGCAATCATTATCGAATAAAGTATTCATAACAAAAAATATATATTAGTTATAAGAAAGAATTGTTCTACCTAAAAAATAACCTCCCAACACTTCCGCACCTAATTGCTCCAGTGCGCACGCAAATTGTGCGTAGCTGTGTCCTTTCGTTAGTATGTCATCAAAAACGAGTACCCGCTTTCCGTTGAAAAAGTCAGTATTCAGCGTAACAGTTTCCGTGTCCTGTATGCTTTTGCCTTTCTTGGTTTCGTGGATGGTCATACGTTTACCGCCCACTTTCACGGCTTTGTAGCCATTCATACACCCGCAAAGGTTGGAAACCTCTTCGCAAAAGTCCCGATAGCGTTTTTCCGTCCGTTCTGCCGAACTTGCAGGAACACAGACAAACACAATGGTATCGGCAAACGAACCGAATTTTTCCGCTATCTTACCCGCTACGATAGCCGCTACCTGTTTGCTGCGTTTCCCAGCCTTGAAGTCCCATATCAGTGAGCGGATTTGTTTTTCCCGTTCTGTAGCCTCGTATCTTGCCGGTATGTAGTCAAATAAGGAAATCATCGGTTTATGCCACTGATTTTTCCATGCTTCGGGAATGTTTCTTTTTGCTGCCATAACTGTAAGTTTTAATTTTATTCTGGATTTTTGGAGTCGTCGGGTGGAGCCTTTTTCAGATTCTCCGTTTCCCGGAACGACTTTTTTTTTATTCCGGCGTGTCTGTATGACGTGCGGTATGGTTGCCTTTTGATGCCGCAATAATTGAGGTGCCGAGGATGACATTCTGCAAGGTTCCGACTAAAACCGGAGGCTTGAATACTACCTGCAAGGTGGAGATTTTTTAGCGGACAACGCCTGACCTTGCTTGTCAGACCGGTGCCCTACATTTGCGGACTCAAAAGACTACCTGACCGCATACAGACATGCAGAAATGAAAAGGAGTTCCGGAAGAGAAACGGGGGTACGTCAAGCGGAACGCTTACCGCTCTACGGTCCCTACCTTAGAATTTGAAACAGAAAAGACCGGGGACCTGCATGGGTGCAAACAAATACAGGAAGCGTCGCTTCCTACCTCTATAAGCGCGCAAAATCCGTACTGGGGAAATAGATTTGCCTGCCTATTTCTTCAGTACGGATTTTGCGCGCGCCGGGGACTCTGTTAATGAATGTTATAAGAAAGTTACCTTCTTGAGAATGAACACACAACACCCCGTTTTCCATCCGAATGGAAAAAGAAACGGAAGTTTCTTCCTACCGCGCCCTATCAAAAAGCGCAAGGGAAACCGCAAAAAGTAAGGAAATATGACAAAAGTAATAGGTTTTTACATTAAAGAAAACACCCTCCGCCTGTCCTCCGATGCGGCATCTGGTCCTCAAGCGTTGCGAGTCCTGTTATAAGTATTGCGATAACTGTTGCGGAGTGTGTGAAGTGAATCAGATACGTGCGTCCACAAATCCGTAAGCCTGCCTGAGCAAATGCCCGTACTTCGTCCAGACACGTTTATCGACCGCATCACCGAAGTGCGTTGCCTCTTCAGGAAGGATGGACTGGTTGCGCTCGCTGCGCTTATCCTTGGCAAACCGTCCTTCACGATCTTCAATAACGCGTGTGTTGTTCATGGAGATCAATGTGTATTTGCATTTCGAGCCGTTGAAACGCTTCTTCGGGAACCGTTCGTCCTTCTCCGCCAGGATAGAAGCCCACAACAGATATTTATCATGCTGCGGCGGCTCCATACCCGCATGCGTGTGCTGTTCCACCGTCCAGCCGTGTTTCTCCAGGCGCTCAATGGCAAGCTCATTATAGGATTTCTTATTGTTGGCACGGCGTGCATCCCCGTAGCGGTCACGGTAATAATGCAGGTGCTTGTTGATATGGTTACGGTAATAGTGACAGAACTTATCCATCAGCGCATTGACCATCGTATCGTCTTCCTCGTCACGCTTGACAAAGAACTCGTTGATATTGTTATCCACCGGCTCACGGGTCAGCAGCTTCGTCACGAAATCATAATTGCGTTCCTGTGCCACTTCAAGGAATGAGGCGGCAGAACCCCAGTCAGGCGTCAGCTCTATCGGCTGGTTAGGATTGCAGTCCAGATCACGCCGGCTGTCATCGTTATTGGCAAGCTGCTGCCAGTTGTAGTTATGATCTTCGGCAAAGTCACGTATATAGTCGTCATTGGTCGCATTGTAATAAATATGGCGTTCATCCAACTGGTAGTAGCAGCTATCAATCTTATCCACCATGAAGTTCAGGATCTCGATCATGAAGGAAAGCTTATCCATCACCTTATACTGGTTCAGGATATAGTTCATGCCCACATTGGCGATATTGTCGAAGATCGAGCCAAGGATAAAGAGCGTGCCATCACGTGAAACGAACGGCGTGATGCTCTGACGGAGACGGACGGTTTCATTCCAGATCTCCTTGAAGAGTCCCGCATCATTCGCAATCCTTGCATCAATGAGCTGCATCTGTAACCGCACAATCTTATTCCAGACATCAAACAGCCGGATGCCGCGTTCTTCTTCATAATACTTGGCCGGTTCAAGCAACCACTTCTGTTCAGGTGTATAGGGCATGGAGGAAAGGAACGTGTTGCCGTGATGCTTCAGAACCGGATTCTCGGACTTGCGGCCAAAGATGTGTTCATTACCACGGTTGGTCGGTGCCGCCTCCTGGTCAAACTTCTCCTTATCGAGCGTCAACGCTTCGTCGGTGATGTTGTAATCCGCGTTCGGACCGCGGCTGTTACCGCCCTGGGTAAGTATATAAAGCATGTGCCCGTTACTGAAGCTGATACCATACTCAAACGACATGATGTGCTCGTAAGGCTTGTACCATCCCTCAATGGGCCTGCGGCACACCACATAATCCCCGGTCTTGCTGACCGGATCCCATTGTTTGTAACCGAGCATCTCCAGCATCTTGAAGGCTGAGGGCAGCGTCTTGGTGAGCGCCTGACCAATGGTAGCCTGCGTGAGCGTGGTAATACCACGAGGCATCAGCCGGATATTGTCATCTATCACGGCACCGGTAATGAATGATTTACCCGTTGCACGTGAATAGATGACATACCCGTTCTTGTACGGCATTACCAGGAATGCCGCCTGTGCCGGATTGACCTGTATGACCTCTTCCCAAACGTTTTCGTCCATTGTCCTGCCGTATCAATAACGTGGGAAAACAATGTAATTCACACCTTCGGAAGAAGTCATACGGGGCATCGGCTGCCCTGTATCGTCTAATAGTTTTTTCACTTCATCCGGCTTAAACTTGGCGGATACGGTGCAAACAATTTGTGTCTTGCTGACCGATACCATATCAATATGTTTGTGGTCAACCAGATAAGAGATCAAGCGTTTGTTTGTCAGTTTCTTCATGATTTTATTGTTATACGCCAAATAAACTTGGCTGAAGTAATATTCCTTTACTCGTTTTAGTTTCTCCAAAGCATTCGGAGCGAAATCTTTCATCTCCAGCTTTGAAGTAGTGTTCATCTATATCACAGCCCCAAAAATCAAAGCCGAGCTTATACGCTGCAATTCTATCACTTTGACTACCCATGTGAGGACTTCCAATCTTATAACCCAATTTTGCATAATTGTTGAGTAACCAACCATACAAAGCCACAGGTTTCTGGTTAGGATGAATACGTTTTTCTTTATGCTTCATATTTTCCTGCCACATTCCATTCCATCTGTATTTGAATTTTCTAACAGCCGTTTGGAATGATGTCCAAGCAAGTTCACAATCTGCAAAATCACTTGCTCCATTATCCTTGTCCCAAACTATCCAACAATGGCTATCAATCGGGATTCGGCTTATAAAGTGGTTTGCTCCCCAAACAATTTGATTCTTTGAAACCCTAATAAGCTCTTGGAAATATTCTTGCGAAGGTGCGTCAGCGTCATTTCCTGAATAAGCAACATATGACTTTGCTATAGCTATTTTATTTCGGGAATTATTCTTTGAACCATCTTCTCCAATTCCATAGGGAGGATCATCAATTACAAGATCAAAGAACTTGTAAGGGAACTTAGATAAGAACTCCATCCTGTCGTAGTTGTAAATTTTACTTATTGGCATATTAGCTCCTTTCCTTATCGTATATGGGTTTTACAAAGCCCGCACAAGGCTGTTATATTTATGAGTTCATTATTTCTTCTGCCTGCACATCGTCAATAGGCGTGTACATTGAATCCACAAGGACTTTTTGCTCTTCCTGTGAAAGATTACGGATCGCATTCAGCGGGATATCTACTGTTTGCCCCATACTGTTGATCTGGATGTAGAAGACATTTTTCTCCATACGTCGCGGATCCTCAACCGAAGCCGGTTTCTCACCAATCATCTGATGCAACACTTTCTTAGCGTTGTTCCAATTCTTCAGATCACCTCTGAGCTTACAGTCCCGGATAAGCTGAATCTGGTCCTTGATCATCCAGGCAAACCAGAAATCCCAGTCAAACTGGTGCTGTGTCTTGAACAGTTCTTTTGCCAGGGCGATATCCTTACGTACCTGTGTACGTGAAATCCGGTATTTCGCCAGCATGATGTTGATGATATGGCTCTCATTGGGATAATCATCCAGCAAACGGGCTATCTGCAATACCCGGTTGCACTGCACCCGAAGATGCTCCGGCAACGGACTGTTTTCCGGATCAATAATGTGCTGCCGGATGAGTTCATATGACTGTTCCTCCAGTGCAGATTTACTTTTGGATGTTGTCAAGCTGTTACTCATACTCAAGATATTGCTTTTGCGATTTAAAGAACTTGATCAGTTCCTGTTGTGCCGGATTGCTGCCGTTGATGGCGGACTTGATGATAGCCTCCCGTACTTCAACCATCTGTCTGAGATGTCCCCGGTAGAAAGCTGTACGCACCTCAGTGCCCGGAGTACGGAGTTCTGCAAGAAAATCCGTCTCATCCACACCGATATTGATTGCGATCATCCCCGGCGGGATAAGGCGGTACGCCATTTTCTCTATCTCCTCACGTTGTTCCTGAGTCAAATTCATCATTCAGCATTTTAAAGTCAAAGTCAAAAATATCTCTGCCGGTATGGATGATTCCACGCTCCAGCTTCGGGTTATGTGTGGCGTTCTGACTGCCTACTACGGTGATGTTCCAGTCTTCATTATACAGCAACGCCACCTTCGCATGCAATGCCAGGCAACGGTAACAGTCCGGAAATGTAGTCACCAGATAATCGAACGGTTTGGGCGAGATGCTGCGTACACGGTTGTCTATTAAGAACCGTACCGATAGCAACTCACCGGTCTCAACCTTGCGATGAAGAGCGTTGATGCTATCCATCGAGATGGAGTAAGTAGTCAAGAACAGGTGTGCCGGACCGATCTGTTTCAAAATATATAAAATCAACTGGATCAGGTTAAATGCTCCGGAAGAATAGAAATGCTTATCTCTGCCGGGAACCAGCATTCCCATAGCGTCCGGATGCAGCAGCTTCTCCGAAACCCGATCATGGTCGGAGGCTGCCACATCCGTTTGGCGGAGAGGGAGCGCATTGTCCTTCATTCTCTCCGCCGGCATCTCATTCATATCGCTGCAACATACCAACATTATTGCAGCTCGGCCAGTCTATACTCTATTTTCTCTACCAATGCCTCCTGGTCAGCCACCTTCTTCTCGTATCTCACACGTTTGGGACAGTCCGGAAGCGGGTTTTCCTTACCGTCTTTAGGCTTGCTCTCTGAAGAATACAGCAACATGTTTTTTGCCTTGGTAATCTTACTCTTGGCATTGGATTTCGCTTTCTTCAGTTCTTCGACGGAAAGGGGACTGATGTCGGTCTGTTCATCTTCCTTTTCCGGCTTTTCTTCAGCGGCATCCACTTTTTTATAAAGCTCGTCCAGCTGCTCATCAGTCGGCAACTCCTTATTCTGCTCATATTGCTGTTTGATGGCAGCCAGCAATGTCATACGATTGGAGAGAGAGGCTATACGGGTAACAATATCCTTGCGCTGTGCGCATACAGCCGCCGTATTGGTCTCACCCTGTTCGGACAGTAACCGGTGCAACCGTGAACGTTCATTGTAGCAATCTCGGAAATCATAGATAATTTTGGCAATGACAGGCGGATAAGCGGGCTGTTCATCCGTTTCACGTGCCAGTTCTTTTTCCGCAATGGTAACAATGGCCGCCGCCGTTGCTTCCGGAACCGTCTCGACACGTCCGTCATTACCGGGCACCGCATCATCCGCCAGGTCCACATCCTCAAAGCGCGGATCATCCGGATGATACCAGACTTTAATCATTTGCCGGATCTCGTATTCCAGCTTCTCGCGGGTATGTGGCTTTTCGCCTAATTTAGCCAGTTTGGATGATACGATTGTCTTGTAACCTGATTTAGCAAGGATAGCCACACCAGTATTGTATTCTCTCTTAGCAGAGTTCAGCCAGGCGATACCTTCTCTGCGGGCTACGATATAAGCATTTGTAATTTCAGCCATGATTCTTGATATTAACGTTATACAAAGGTGTTGCGAATTTTATTGCTGTGATAGGACAAAACAAAATGTCCGCCTTCCGGAAAAACTCCGGAGACGGACATAAACAAGCAACTAACCAAACGAAGAAACAAAAATCAACCTCCAGGTGCGTTCTTTACAGTGAGAATGTCTTCCGCATCACCTTCATACACACATTTACGCGGTGCAGTGAAAGTATAATGAAGTGTGTTCTGATTACGCGCAGTAGAGTTTGCCCCGGTGGTAGAACCATCTCCGGAGGCACGCATAGCACCGCGGCGTTTGTCACCCATCAGGTAGTTCGTGCCGTTGTTGTCGGTCACGATAAAGAACATCTTGCGGCCTTTGGTCGCATTCTCAAAACCGAATATCTTCTTCCGCATCTTGGCCGAAATGATATTCAAGTCCATCAGGAACGATTCACCACCGGTTTCTCCCTGATCCGTAATCTTGAACTCAGCCAGTTCGTCAGTGATATCCATCTTATAGGCCCGGCAACCTTCTTTCATAACAAGATCACCGACCAGTGCACCGGCTGCCTCCAGTGAAAGCGGATCATCCGTCTTTTTCGGGTAGTCCGGCCATGTCGCCACATCTGCATGATAACCGAAGATAACGGACGGTATGATACCGCCCATATTATCCTGGTTCTCGCAGTCCATTGCCTCGTTGATATCATCAAGGGCAATACATAATTTAGGATCTACTTCTGCCATAGTCACAGGATTTATTCAGATTTAACAACGTAGGTACCCGTCACTTTCTCTACTGCGCCCGCAGCAGGAGTCTTCTTCTGCACGGCAGGAGTGGTATATCCGGCAGCCTCCAAGAACTCGACGGTATATTCCTTACCACCGGGAACCGCTACATACGTGCCGGAATCACGCCAGCCCTCTTCACCCTGAATGCGCCATTTGCCACCGTTGGCCTTCGCTTCATCCGGTGTAATGGTCACCTCAATATATCCGAACGGATTAGTTCCTTCAGGATCCACCGGACGGTCATTGACACAGAACTCAGACTTATGTACTGATACGAACTGGAAGCCTATCACGTACTTGCCCGCAGCATCGAACGTATAAGGATTGCCGGAATTGAACGGCTTGATAGACTTGAAATCGCTCTCTTTGTCAAATCCGTAGCAAATATTATTTTTAGTACTCAGCATGATAAACTGGCTACCATCGGGAAGATTCGGAACACGTACCAGCTCACAACGGTTGTTGGAACCGAGCAGGTGTTGGGTATCGGAAGTATCTTCTTTTAATCCGATAACGATAGTACCTTCATCTTTGCGCCAGTCATCATACATGTCGCCCAAATCGTCGGAAATGAACATCTTGATGTTCTTCTTGCGCTTGAAGGTACGCGGCATGTGACGCCACATCTCCAGCAACTTTTCGCCAATGTTGGCACGAGTCAGCTCACCGGTGGCATATACGTTGCCTTCAGCACTGGAGATATCTCCGACTGCCTCGCCTTCGGTAACAATGGTACCGATACCGTCGAAAGAGTCCTGAATGTCCGTCTTGTTCTCATCAGCGCTGTATTTCGCTGTGAAAATAGCAAACAGCAAATCATTGGATGCCAGTTCATGGCCGTGGTTGATCAGCCACAACTCGAAGGGATGTTCTTTGCGGAGCGTACCGGGTACCTCAGCAATGTAGGTGCGGCGGTAACGTTCCGGCTCATCGGACATCTCCATCACGACGGGACGAACGACCAGACGACGCGGAACAATCTTACCCAGATACTTGCCGGCTGTAAACTTGCCGGTGTACTTGCTGGAGATACTGCCGCCTTCTACCTTGCCCAATTCAAGGGAATCGGTAATACCCGGTACCGGAGTGAAATGTTTCAATACCTCCGAAGCGTCGAGCTTATCGACCGCCTTCAGGATGTCTCTGTGTTTTTTTACCGCGGTCAGAACCGTGGTAATGTCAATAGGTGCTTTAAAATCCATAAATAGAATAGTTTAGATGTTATTCATTCTCATAACTGTTGATCGGATCCGTGGCGATATCGGCAAACTTGCTGTCCTCGTTCGATTCCTGATGACTGGCGGTTGCCGTTCCGGGAATCTTTGCCACGATATCACGGATAACCTGTATCTTGGCCTTGCTGTCGGCTGCATTCCTGACGCTATCACTCAAGCTATCAAGGTCGTTGACAACTGCCGTCAGATTATCTTCAGCCGTCTGTCTGGCTGTATTGGCGGATGTCAAATCGCTTTCAGCTTTGGTTTTCGCTTCATTGGCCACCTTGATGGCGTCATTGATGGCCTGCAAGTTCTCTACGGTAAGCGATGTCTTACCGTCTTTTTCCTCAATGCCTTCACAGTTGAGGATCTGATTAATGAAAGTAAATTCTTTACGCATGGAAATAACTGTATTTGAATTAGAAATGTCTTCAGAGGTATTATTGGCAGGAAACAGCCCTTTGATACCGTCAATGATTTGGGAAACAAGGTTTCTGTCATTTCCTTTGGGTTGCGTTTCCGCTTCGGAAGCATTGAGTACCGGCAACGGCAAACCATTGGCGGTAAAACAGTCCGTTATCTCATCGGTTACTTGTGGCTTCTTATGGGTACCGGGAATAATCTTGTCTATGAATCCCCAGTCCTTGGCTTCTGCGGCAGGCATCCAGCGTTCTTCTTCCATCAGGGCTATAACATCCTTCAGGCTCTTGCCGCTACGGTTGATGTACTTCTGTGCGATCATCAGGTCAATAGCCTCGGCACTCTTCTTTTTGTTCTGCAACTCCTTGATGGTGTCTTCAAGCTGATCCGCGTTGAGCTGTCCCCAAATGTCCACCCCAAAACTGCATTTATGTGCCAACCACATACCATCCTCATGCATCTCAATGGACTTGGCACCAAATGCCAGTATGGTAGCCGCCGAAGCGTTGAAGCTGATAAACTCCACCGTCACATTGCCATGCTCGGCCATCAGACTTGACATGGCGATAGCTTCAGCCACATCACCGCCCGGACTAGAGACCTTCAGGCGTACAGGCTGATCTTTCGCTTTGTCCAAAAAGTATTTCAGGTAGTTCTTGTTATACCAGAAGCGGTCAATCGCTCCAAAAAGTGTGATAACTGTCTCGTTCATATAACTTTTTTGCGCAAAGAAAAGCGCAAAAAAAGCGGTGCCCAAGGACACAGGGCACCGCCGGACGACAGATAAATCTATAATTTAAAGCCTGTTACATATAAACAGCAGAAGTCATGCAGCTATATTTCTTCTATATTTTCAATGAAGATGGTGGGTTCATCCTGGATACAGGTGAATGTAAAAGACGTGCCGTTCCGTTCTGCAACCGAACGCCCGCTTGTCTTGTTCGTGGCAAACAACATTAATGCGTCTTCTTGCCCGCACCAATGGACCTGGCCGTTACCGTCCACCGCCAATACATACCACAAGCCACGCTCCAGAGTCTCTATTAACTGATGATTCACTGAGGAAAGTTTAGGAATCATGCCTTCAACCGACACATTCCAGCAATCCCCCGCATCATTCACCTCCTTGTCCTCATTATATATATAAGTGTCATTGGCATACACCGGAATGGAAATAATATTCTCCCGGTCGCGAAGCTCCAGGTAGTTCAGACCGGCATTGTAATCCTTACGGATCCACAAAAACGAGGTCGGGGGAACGGCAATTATCTGCAACAGCCCGCCGACATTTTCAAAATCATAGTTTATCACTTTCATACGCTAATCTTCCTTGCTGGGAAATTGTCCCAAACTCGGACAACTTCCCCAATATAATACGGTTAATAAAATCAAAAATAGTAGTATTCTCCACTGTCTTCCGATATCCGTGTCGGTTATACTCCCTACGGATGGTGTCATAAGACCAGGTGTCTTCAGTAAATCCGAACTTCGTCTGGAAATTGCGGATAGCGGCTGATAATGGAAGTCCCATACTCACATGGGTATCAAGATAGAGGAACAATATCTGTTTGATCCGCCGTTCAATCTTGGTACCGAACGCCACCACTTCAGTATTTGACATCGACCAGCCATAACGGTAGAAGTCATCACGGCGTATCTCCACCGCTACACTGGCCGTATAACGGTAGAGGTTACGGTATTTGTTTTCGTAGCGTCCGGGTTTGGACAGCCGGGAAAGGAAATCGTTCTGCAACTCCTTGTCAGAAGACAGGTTAACGATTTCAGTCCAGGTATCATCAGGCGTATTGAAATTATGCAAAAGGAACTGCTTAACATACGGTTTGCAAGGCAGCCAACAGACAAATCGGTCTTTCTTTATCATTTAAAGTGTTGATTTTTACACAAATATACTAAATACCGAGCATATAACCAAGTCCTTGCACGGATATAGTATAAAATTCGTGCGGCAGTACTTTTGTACATGTACACATTTATACATGCCTGTATATCAATAGATTATACCCGCACAAAAATCGTACATTCCCGCACTAATTCTTCCGTTTGCGTACTTTTCGGCCTTTTTCCCGAAAAAGTACAATTCGTGCGCTATTTGTGCGCAATTCGTGCGGATTTTGTGCGCCTGTAATTTATTGCATATCAAATTGATATAAGAAAACAACAGTACTTCTGCACGAATGCACGATTTTTTTTCTGTTTTTTAAGGTAGTCTCTTTTTAAAAAGAAGAATAAAAAAAAGAATAATATACCCCCTCCGGCAGTTCCTACGACTGTCGCTCATGCACGTTTGTCCAAATCGTTGTTGTAATGGGTTGGGGGAAAGGGGGAAGGGGCAAAAGAAAGAAAAGATAGCATCCGACTGTACTCACGTACCGCCGGATGCAGGCAAACACTCAATATGTACTTTTAAGAATACTCCGTGTTATGTTTTCACAGAATGACCGGTAATCATCAAAAGAATACTCCTGTTATGGAAGGTCCTCCGGATAGAATACTCTGCAAATGAACTCGTACTCACGGGGAATTGAACGGACTCCTACAACTACACACAGGCCCCGTGCAGCCATTTCATATAAACGTTGGTTAGTGAGTACGGCCCCACGAAAATTATAATTACTACAGAAAACGAAATAGGCCGTTGCCAGGTCTATACTGAAGATATCATTCGATATGATTTTTGCCGCATCTGAAGGAATGCGGGCAAAGCCAAGCCGTACTACCAAACGACTCAACAGCTGCTTGCGTTCGACCGGATCCGGTGAAACGACCACCAATATTTTATGCTCTTTTTTTAGCATGATTTCTTGCGTAATTCATTGAAAATATGTATCTTTACATCGTAGTAAATTGGCATAATCTACTCCTTTCCCCGTCTCGGAGTGAAGCGATTTACAGAGGGGCTAAAGCCCGTTGTCCGTCTCACGTACTCCACATCATCCGACAACTCCAACTGTCCTGTATGCACATCGTATGGTTGTTCCGCAATGAGTATTTTTACGATATCCTGAAACAGCTTCAGGTCTTTTTCCTGACAACGATCTGAAATACGGAACTGTTCACCTTCCGGCAAGTCAATACACATCAGATATACTGCATCATAGAACGCCATGAAACGCTCAGGTGCCATCTCATAGAGAGGCATAAGCCGGGCTATAATATCGGAATGTGTATCGTTCATCAGAATGCAAGCTTATTAGTTGATGCTTCAGGAAGATCACTCTGCGGTGCCAGTTCGCCAGCTGCTTTTCCTATGGTAAAGTATTCAATTCCTCCGGATTTGTCATCTATAACCGGCTTTCCGTCTTTATCCAGGAAGAGGGGCAAACCGCTTTTTGCGTCATACTTATGCGGATTGAATACCCAGCCTTTCCATTCGCAATATTTCTTCAGTTTGTCTTTAAATGCCGTAGCACTTATAAACTTGCGTTGCTGCGGATCATAGTTACAGAAATTGTCGTAAATCTCCTTACGGGGAGTACGGCGGTGGTTTTCTTCACTACTAAAATATTCATCCGCCCAGGATATAAGAGTTTCGCCAATTTCCTGTCTGAGCTTACGTTGCTGCAAGCGTTCGCCCGGTGCCTGTACAACTCCAAATTTCAAGTAAAGCTGTATGCAGTTGGCCAACATATTCCAGGTCAGGTTCCACTGCGTGAAGTCCCATTCGGAAAAGAATAATACCCCGAAATCATCCATGGGTTTATGCTGATCATTATAAAAATCGGAAAAAGCTATCAGCCATTGCCGATCAGTATAACTGGAACCCGTGCCACGGATAGCATGATTCGTTGGAATATATACTTTGGGAGACTTTGCGAAAGGATAGGTGATACGCGATCCTCCTTTCTTGTTTACAGTCCAGTCACCGGTAAGGTTAGGAAACAGGAACTCAAAATTGAAATTCTGCATGACATCATCAATAAACACCAGACGGGTCTGTTCATCAATGTCATTCCAAATAAAACTGTCATTGAAGATATCCGTCCGTTTTCCGGATATATAGACTGTATCGACTACCTGGCGCATTAATTCGCCAACAAGCGATTTACCGCTACGGCCGTTACTATCGCCCACTTCCGACTGCTTGCCGTCCATGCCGATAACGGCACGTGTCACGTTCGCGTCCTTGCACTCCATCAGCATATAGCCAATAGCACACATTTTACTGAGCAAGTGGAGGTTGTTTTCATAAAGTTCGTCTTCTTCAATCTCTTCAGGCTTTTTTCTCCAGGTAAAATTACTGGTATTGATCAGGAATTGCAGATAATGACATTTCTTTCCTTCCGGAGAGAGTTCATAATCATATTTGCCGCCTTTTTCTCTGAAGGCAATGAGGGGATGGCCGAGGTATTTGGCATCGGTGTTTTTCCGCTGTTCTTCCCATATCTGGTGAGTTATACTTTCGTAGCCCACTTCTTTGACTTCATGCTGGGTTATATGCCAGCAGCGGTCACGGAAATAGAAGTATTGTTCATCACGGGACGGGGATATAAAATTAGGTTGGATAAAAGCAAGCCTTGACATCTGGAATGGTCCGACATATTGCGAGCCTCCTTTGAGTAACTGATTATTGACGAAACGGCTGCAATTCTGTTCGGCAAAGGCGAACATGAAATCGCGTGCATCTTCTACGTCAATAGTCCGGACTATTGGAGGATCCAGATGGATATACGTCCATAGTTTGGTATCGAGCAAACGATATCGCCCGATTCCCCGGTTTTGAAAAAAGGTTTTGGCGGCCACATAATCGTATTCAAACACCGGTATTCTGTTGCCGTTCGTTTCCTTATAATCTTCATTCCAGAATTTTTCATCTTCATCATAGGGTAGAGCGGATACCACCCTGCCGCTTTCGTCAAACTTATAGGCATACCGGCCAAAGATAAACTCCGGAAGCTCCTGTAAAACTTCGCGGTGTTGCTCAGCAAATTTTTCGTGGCTATGCAGATTCCATAACTCACGTAGTTTCTGATCGTTCCATGTAGTAATTTTAAATATTTCTACATACTTGCCAATTCCGGATTTCTCATTGCAGGCAAATTCCATATCCTTGGCAAGTTCTTCTTCATGGCCGCTCAGTTTGTTTGCCAGCAGATCATCCAGTCCCTTGTCACCTTCATCATTCTTATTAATGTGGCCAATGAATATTTCCACCATGATACCGCGGTTCTTCAGCATCCGCATGTATTCTTTGAAATTTCGGGCGGCAGAGCAGAAACACCGGGGGCGTGTATCAACAGGAGTATTGAACTTTATATTGTTGGACAGATCATTCCAGTCTGAATCAAAGATGAAGGCCACTTCCTTAACCCCGCAGGCGGTGATAATCTTGACGAGATCTTCCGGCAATGCCCCTTTCTGGCCCAGGTTCTGAATGCCGCTGACCGCTATTGAGGGAATGCCGTGTTTACAAGCCTTCTCCGCCTTCTTTTCCCCTTCCTGGATGTAGAGCCTTGGGAACTGCTCTTTCCTCTTGTACATCTGCCTCATGCGCTCCGGAATGTATATGGGCGTACCGCTGCCGGCAGGAGATTTGTATTTGAACGGTTTCCCTTCCTTGTCCCGATGTTCGTCCGGGAACTGCCAGCGAACCCGATAATACACCTTGAGTTCCTGCTTGCCACGTCCCGGTAACTTACGCATATAAGTAACAGGCATACCGTCCAAGTCATAATATTCAATGATGACATCATCCCCGTCAACGATATTGCCGTATTCGTCAATGGTTCCCGGACGGAAAGTTTTTGCTTCAAAAATACTCTGTGTATCTCCTTTTTTGAAGATATGTGCCGTTACATCCTGATAGGTCAGTCCGCTACCGGTAAGCATACGGGCGCAGAATGTATCAATACTTTCTCCCTTGGCCTCCTTGCTTTGTTTCTTCATTTTAGCAGGCTTGGCTGGCTTTTTCTCCGGTTTAGGATCAAGTAGTACATTGAACTTGCGTGCCAGGTGGTCGAGGGCTTCCAAAAATTGCATATCTTCCGCCCTCTGCAAATAGTCCAGCGGTTCTTTGCCCTTTATATCCGGACAGCTGAAGCATTTGAAAATCTGTTTGGCCGGAGAAATATGTAGCTTTTCCTGTCCGTGGCATTTGGGGCATTCGCACTTATATTCAGCGCCCCGTTTCCGTAGTTCGTGAAAGTCACCGATAACATCAAGGAGCTTCCCTTTGGAAGCTTCCTTGATCCGTTTTATATCATCTTTAGTAAAGTACATAAGAGTTTTATATGTTGCCGCTACGAATTACACTGTTTTTAGGATTAAGTGATAGGACTTAAATTTTGCCAAGAAACAGCATATACGTATCGAGTTCGTTTTTCAGCCGCGCATTCTCATTTCTGAGTTGCTCAATGGTATTGTTCCGACAGGAAACAGCCTGGTGTAGCCGGCTGATTTCTTGCGTATAATCAATTTGCTTTTCACTCCTTTCTATCTTCTTCAGTAGCCGCAGTTTCACCTTACCGATTTCCTGTTCCAGGTAAGCATTCCGCTTCAGCACACTTCTGATTTGCCCCTCCAGATACAGAGTGCGCTGCTGCTCTCTGTGATAATCTTTGAGCAGGTATTTGAATAAGATCTCGATAGGGATATCGAGTGCAAGATTGTCTTCTGCCATAATTGCCCTATATATAAAAGTTAATCACCTATTAGCTGCTTAATCGTATAATTTTGTTTCCCTTTGAATTTAGAGAAATAATTCAGGAACACCCGAAGTTAAATCCCAAAGCCGGTATTCCTCAAACATTCATAAATCTTCTTCAATAAAAGTGTTGGTCGTATTTATAACTCCTGCTGAATCAGTAGTTTGACCATCACGAATAAATATTTTATCATACATCAAGGCTTTATAGTTAGACTCCGTCATGTAGAATACACATACACGCCCATCGGCATACAATTTGCATTTCATAAATCCAGTACCTTCCACTGAACCTATTACATCTATTTGCATTGTTCTTTTTCCCATTTGTTATACGTTAAATGTAAGTCACTTTTTTATCCGTAGTGGCAATTTTGAGCACCTTGTATTCAGTCAATGGGGACGCTTCTTTTTGTAGTTTAGCACATCGTTTATCAGCATCCCTCTTTGTTGTAGGTTGGCACATTGTTTCCACGTACCAACCTCGAAAATAACGTGCTATAACATACTGCTTTTTCATATATGATTTATTATACTTTTGAGAAAGAAAACAACTCAGTTCCATTTGAAATTTGTGTGCTAAAAGCTATCTTTTTTGCATTGCAATATTTAGCCAGCTTGTATTTGAAAGCTGTAGATGAGACACATGTACGTCTCTTACCATCCTCTTTCAAAAATAGTTCATATAGCTTTTTTCTGGAGATGGTCTGATTTAGATATGAAGGATTTGAAAAATAGATGTCTGCCCAGGAAACAAAATCCGTTCCTATTTCAACTTCTATTTTACTTTCCCAGAGAATTTCCTGGGTTAATACTGGCCCATAATTCAAATAAAGTTGTACGCAGTCAGCGATCAACATATAAGCATACTTCCAGTCTTCGATATCCCAGTCTGTGAAGAAACATTTTCCGAAATCATCAATAGGGGTATGGCTGGCATTGTAATAATCAGAAAAGTGAAGTTCCCATTTTCTATAATCGACGCTAACTCCTTTGCCTGTTATCTTCGAAGGATTTGTGATAACTATTTTGGGAGAGTACGGATAAGGAATCATATCTACTCGTTCTCCTTTTCTATTGATAATCCAGTCTCCATTAATATATGGAAATAACCAATCAAATTCAAAGTTTTCCGGTAGATCATCAAGCACAACAAGTTTGGTCCGTGAGGATAGATCACTCCAAATAAAAGTGTTATTTATATCGATGAATCTACCAGTTATGTGTTCTGCTTGGATGAACTTGGCAATGAAGTTCACAAATAAGGTTTTCCCACTCCGTCCGGGTTCTTTATTCATGTAATCGGTTGCAATGATCGCCCTCGAAACATCCGGTCTTTTCTTCTGAAAAATCAGGTACCCAATTGCACAAAGTTTGCTCAATAGGATAGAGGCTTCTTGCCGTTTGTCTTCTTCAGTGATTTCTTCCGGTATTTTGCGCCAAGTGAAGTTACTGGTATTAATCAAGAACTGGAGGAACTGGCATTTTTTACCTTCTTGAGTTAGTTCATAATGACAGACATTATCTGTTTTGTGAAATTGAATTAATGATGTAGTCATGATATTTTCAATAATTTTATTAGGAATTTATTAACTCATATCCCTTGTTAGTTGGACGATAAACAACATCTCCGAATGGTCCAGCCGATTTTGTCAATAAACCGTTTTCTACCATTTTGTCTAATTCATCGGATGGTTTGCTATAACCACCCCATCCTTTTTTGCAGATATGTTCTAAATGAATAAACTGCATCTTGCTTAATTTTATATCCATTTGATTCATTGTTAATTAGTTATTAGTTATTCTTTGAAATCCAATTATCAGTATCACAGTAAAAGCAATATCCGCTTTTAGGATGTTCCGCACCGTCTTTAGCTCCACAAGTTCCACAATAATACTCCTTGTCATATTCCGGGGAAAGACCTTTATTTCGTTCTTTAATGACGGCTTTTCTTTCTTCAAGCATCATCATTTTATCGGGATTACGGCTCAAATAAAATTTTCTGACTTTATGTATTTGCTTTTCAAACAGTTCGTCAGATTCAGCTATTTGCTTTGCTGTATATTTGCTCATATTTCTTTAGTTATTAACTTATCACCCATGTATTAAAGAAATAATTAAGCTACTTCTTTCAAGCGCACCAATTCCTCCGTTTTTACTTTCCGTCCTCGACTACGACAATAGGAACCATCTGAAATAAAATCATTAAAGATTATCAAAACAACCAAAGCCACTGCACCAATGGCACGCTTTAAAGGTGATAGCTCAAAGCTAATGTTGAAGTGCGTGCAAAACCACCATGCAGACAGCTCATTTATCTTACCGATATGAAGTTTTTGATATATCTTACGAAGAATATTATCCACGGTATAGCGAGAAATACCAAGATCATCAGCAACTTCTTTTTGGGAAGCCCCCCAAGCTATACGTTCCGCGATTTGTATTTCTCTATTCGACAATGCAGCCATATCATCGTATATTTTGATCTTCAGGAACAATCTCCCAAATATCAACCACTCCATATCTCTGGAGAATGTCAGTGATTACTTCATACTTCGACATAGTGATATCCACAATACCACTATTAAGTAAGTGCGAAAAGTAAGTGTAACGTGTAATGCCTAATGCATGCATCAAGTTTTTGCGAACTTCATCTTTCTGGGCTATAGTCACTTGACGATAGCCTTTTTTAAAGTAATAGCGTTTTTTCGCTATTGCAGGGGTTTCGATTTCTTTGTACATTTGTTTCGTGTGATTTAAAATACAATGCAAATATGAACAATATATAGTTTAAAAACAAATGAAATGTGAATTATATATAGTTCGATTAACTTTTATTATGGGTACAAAACAAAAATCATCGGCTGTTCGAGATAGATTAATTGCTCTTTGCGAGGCATTAGAGCTATCACGACGTGAGTTTTCCATCAGCATAGGCCGTACATCAACCTATGTGACAAGTCTAAACAATGATATAACTTCAGGTGTATTGAATGATATATTAATCATATATCCTCAAGTCAATATTATGTGGCTTATCACTGGAAAAGGAGAAAAGTTCATAACTCCTGAACCTACAGACGCCCTTTTTCAGCATTTAAAAGAAGAAAATAAAGAATTAAAAATAAGAAATGAAGAATTAAATCGCGAAATAGGTAAACTTCAAGAACAGATCAAAGAAATTAAAAAACATGTCCCCGAGAAAGACAATGTAATATGTGCCATTGCAAGCGGATCAGATTTGGGAAAATAG